TAACGGTGATTGGTGCTTACTTCGGTGGTAGATCACTAGAAAAAGTAAAAAAATAAAATGGGAATAAATTCAACAGAAGTAAGTTACAACTTCGGACAACTAGGTAGTGTTTTTACAAATTTAGCAAAACCAGTTTTTCCACCTAAAGACCACGTTATTGTGGCTATTCAATTTTTAGAAAATAATACACCAACTTCAATGATTACAGAAACTTTAGACACTTTTGGCCCACAGTTTCCAGGTACAGACGATACTGAGGCTTCGGCGGCTAATTACATGGGTGTTACTGAAGCTGCTGCTAATGGAGCTGGTACTACCGCTGGTGTTGTAACGTTAACAGGTAGTAATACTTTAATAAAACCTGGACAGTTTGTAATTATAGGTGCAGATGGAGATACAATTGACGCTGGTATAACTTTAGATACTAGTGCCGGACACAAAACACCTATATATCAAGGTCCTAACCAACAAGGTTTAGTTGTAAAAGCAATATCTGGAACTAGTTTAACAATAATGAATAAAGATGGTAGTGTGTTTGACGCTAGTAGTTTAGACGCTTCTAACACGTTGTACTTTTTAGATGAGCACCACGGTGCTGGTGGTACAACCACAGAGGGTGTACAATTTCCAAAAGGTGTTACTATATATGGTAGATGGACGACAATTACGCCTGAGGCTGCTCCAGTAATCTGTTATTTCGGTAAGTAATGGGGTTAGGATTAGGCTTTGGTTTACCAACACCTAGGTTTACTGGTGAAGACTTTTCTATATTGTTTGATGGAAGTAACGACGAGATAGATTTTACTACGTCTTCTTTTCAAACTGCTTTAGCTGATGCTAGTTTTAAGCTAACAGGTTCTGTATCAATATGGGCTAGAATAAACACAACTAGTTCTAACGGACAGATGTGGGACTTTGCTATAAACGACGCCAACAGAATACAGCTGCAGTACAAGCACGGTGATGATAGTTTTACAGGGACGTATAGAGCGGGTGGCGTTAACAAAACAGCAAACTACGCGCCATCAGGCACGCAAGAGGGAGATGGTAACTTTCATCATATAGTGGTCACTTGGGATAGAGCTAGTGAAAATGAACTTAAAATATATTACGATGGTAGTTTAAGAACAACCACTACTCTAACCGATACTTTAACTGGAGACTTTGATGATACTGCTGACGGTACACTTGGTCAAAGTGGTACTGGTGGAGTAGAGTTTTTATCTGGTACATCATTTAATGGTAACGCAGACTACAATGGTTATCTTGATGACTTCGCTGTTTATAGCGATGTATTAAGTGCTAGTGATGTAACTACTTTGTATAACTCTGGAAAAGCTGGACCTGTAGTAAAAACAAACTTATTAGCACTTTGGAGATTTAACGAGGGCTCTGGCACAACAGTAACATCTGAAGTAGGTGGTTACACTGGTACTTTTGGATCAGGTAGTAACGCACCTACATTTAGTAAAATAAATGCTTCACAATAATAATTAACTTAAATTAAATAAAATGGCAAAAAGAAAAACAAAAAAAGCTGAAAAGGCTACAAAAATTACAAACGACGAATTAAATAAAGTACAATCAATTATTAATAATATAAATAGGGCTCAACTAGAAATAGGTGGTTTTGAAAGTAAAAAGCACACTTTACTACATCATGTTAGTATGATGCAAGAAGAGCTTAATAAAATGCAGGGCGAGTTTGAAAAAGCTTATGGTACTTCAGATATTAATATACAAGACGGTACTATAAATTATAAAACAAATGAGTAAACTAATTAGAAAAATTACCGTAGGTAAAGACTACAAGGAAAACGCTATGCATTACGCTGTAGGCCAAGATGTTTATGGTGGACATACTATATGTGATATAATAGAAGAAAAAGATAAATATTCTATTTATATTAGAAAAAATAAAGACGTATTACCTTGGAAAGACTTTAATAAAAATATGGCGGTATCTGTAGAATATAACTTAGAGTATTAATGAAAGCGCCTTTTGACTTTGTTATAGAGCCAAAAGGTAATAGATATAACAATACTAAAAAAGTTGGTGATAAAGATCTTATTATTAATACTGAGATCTTTAATCATCAATTTGTAAATAGAGAAGCTATTGTTAAATCTGTACCTACAGCTTATGAAACTAAAATAAAACCTGGCGATACTGTTATAGTGCACCATAACGTGTTTAGACGTTGGCATAACCAACAAGGCTTAGAAAAGAACAGTAGAAGCTACTTTAATGAAAACACATATCTTGTAAAGCCAGATCAAGTGTTTTTATACAAAAGAAACAACAAGTGGAGAGCTACAGATGGTTATTGTTTTGTACAGCCAATAAAGCAAAGAAACAAACTAAAACCAGGAGAAGAAGAAGAGTGTATAGGTATAGTTAAGTATACTGATGGCGTTAACGATGTTGGCGATCTTGTAGGATTTACACCTTTTTCAACTTATGAGTTTGTAATCGATGGTAAAAGATTATATAGGGTTTTAAATAAATTTATTACAATTAAATATGAATATCAAGGAAACGAAGAAGCTTATAATCCAAGCTGGGCAGAGAGCAGTTGAAGAGCTAATTAATGTCGCAAAAGAAAAGATTATTACAAATACAGAAGACGATGTTTCTGCTGATAGACTGAAAAATGCTGCGGCTACTAAAAAACTAGCAATATTTGACGCATTTGAAATACTTAACAGGATTCAGGAAGAAAATAACCTGCTTGAGGGCAAAACACCTAAAGAGGCAGAGAAAAAAACTTTTAAAGGATTCGCAGAAGGCAGATCTAAGTAATGTACGAGCAAAATTTAGTTAAGGTCGTAGAGCCTATAAAGAAAACAACAATCACACGGATGAACCGTGGCAAAAAATGGAAATATGGATACAATAAAGAACATGATATTATCGTTATATCAAAAACTGGTAAAATTGGGGAAATACTTGAAATACAAAATTTGCGTATTGGCTTGCCGTTGGAACCAATGCAAGTGCACATGCACAAATCCTCTAGATGGCAAAAAATAGAGTATCCAAAAGAACTAAGTAAACTTAAAAACATATTTGACTGGAGAGCATACCCTGAAGAGCAAAAAGAACAGTGGTATGATTATATAGACGAAGAGTTTAAGCGTAGAGACGAGGGTTTTTGGTTTACTAACAATGGTAAACCTACGTATATAACAGGTAGTCACTATATGTACTTACAATGGAGTAAAATAGATGTAGGTGCTCCAGATTTTAGAGAGGCAAACAGACTGTTTTTTATATTCTGGGAGGCTTGTAAAGCGGATAAAAGATGTTACGGGATGTGTTATCTTAAAAACAGACGTTCTGGATTTTCTTTCATGTCAAGTGCAGAAACAGTTAATTTAGCAACAATATCGAGTGATAGTAGATATGGTATACTATCAAAGAGTGGATCTGATGCTAAGAAAATGTTTACAGATAAAGTAGTGCCAATATCAGTTAACTACCCTTTCTTTTTCAAACCTATACAAGATGGTATGGATAGGCCAAAGTCAGAGCTTGCTTATAGAGTACCAGCTAGTAAGTTTACACGTAGAAAAATAGTAGCTAACGAAGCACAAGAAGATTTAGTGGGATTAGACACTACTATTGACTGGAAAAACACTGGTGACAATAGTTATGATGGTGAAAAGCTAGCGTTACTAGTGCACGACGAAAGTGGTAAGTGGGAAAGACCTGATAATATATTAAACAACTGGCGTGTTACAAAAACTTGTTTAAGATTAGGTGCTAAGATTGTAGGTAAGTGTATGATGGGTTCAACATCAAACGCTTTAGATAAAGGAGGTGGTAATTTTAAAAAACTATATAATGATTCAGACGTTACTAAGCGTAACAGAAATGGACAGACAAAGTCTGGTTTATATTCTCTTTTTATCCCAATGGAATGGAACTATGAGGGATTTCTTGACAGATACGGAAAACCAGTCTTTAATAACCCAGATCATGACGTCTACGGACCAGATAATGAATTAATAGAATATGGTATTATTGATCACTGGAATAATGAAGTAGAAGGTTTAAAAGGTGATTCAGATGCATTAAACGAGTTTTACAGACAATTTCCAAGAACTACAGAACACGCGTTTAGAGACGAAGCAAAAAACAGTATATTTAATTTAACTAAAATATACGAACAAATAGATTACAACGAAGGTATTGGTGCACAGGGAAATATAAGTAGAGGAAACTTTCAATGGGTTAACGGAGTTAAAGACACGCAAGTAATATTTTATCCAGATCCAAAAGGTAGATTTAATATAAGTTGGGTGCCACCAAGTCATTTGCAAAATAGAATAATAGTTAAAAACGGTATTAAATACCCAGCCAACGAACATATGGGTGCTTTTGGTTGTGATAGCTACGATATATCAGGTACAGTTGATGGCAAAGGATCTAATGGTGCTCTGCATGGTCTAACTAAGTTTAGCATGGAAGACGCGCCACCAAACCACTTTTTTCTAGAATATATATCAAGACCACCAACAGCTGAGATATTTTTTGAAGATGTTTTAATGGCGTTAGTATTTTATGGTATGCCAATACTAGCAGAGAATAATAAACCGAGATTATTATACCATTTAAGACGTAGAGGTTATAGAGGTTATAGTATGAACAGACCAGATAAAATTTGGAATAAACTATCAACTTCAGAAAAAGAAATAGGTGGTATAC